CACGAAGTTTAACTGAAATTTCAGTACCAAACATCTTATTAATTTGTTCACATGCTAACTCACGAGCTTTAAGCATTACTTGAGCAGATAATTTAATTTGTTCATTATTAGCTTGAACTTCATCATCTACTAATCTTTCACGCTTATTCATATTAGCGTTATTGATTCCTAAGAATGTCATTGCTTCATTCCAAATTTCATGTTTTTGTATTTGTAACTTATCAAATACAACAGGAGCTTTAGTATCTAGAGTTTCCATTGGCTCATCATCTAAACCATTCTTATCACCATAGATAACAGGTTCATTACCACTCCATTGAGAATAAAGGTTCTTTAAACTATTCTTTTTACGTTCAGTAGTACGAATAAGAACAGGTGTCTTTTGAGCATTAACATTTATATCAATAGTACGAGAAATATCAGCTAAACGATAAGCAAACATTTGTATGCTAAACATTGTTGGTATCATCTCATCATTATTTCTAATAAGAACACATTCATCAAAGTTCTTAAGTTCTCTATATGTAAAGTTAGTACCAATTGGAGTAACTTTAGTAGGTTCATCATAGTTGTTTAATTGGCCACTAGGAGTACATCTACATATCATAAAACCAAGATCAGGATGTTTAAAGAATACACATTTACCCTCAGCGTATAGGAATCTTTCAATCCATTTCTCATCAATACCATTAGGTAGGTTCTCCCATTCAAATACAGCTCTAGCTTTAAGCATTAATCTATAATAGTAATCAGTGTAAGTAAGATCGTTTAGTCTTGATGCTAAACTCTTCATACTTAACACTTTATAAGTTTCATCCATATTTTATTTCCTTTCTAAACAATATTCTTTATCTCATTACTTAATGAGTAATCTTGTATTTCATTAGCATTTCTCCAAAAAGTAATTCCATTATTATAACAATCTTTAATTCTTTGCATATCCTTATTAGGAATAGCACCATCTATATTTACATCAATAGTTTTAGTGTACCAATAACGACTTCTATGATGTATATTAGGTTGTTTAACTTTACATACTTTATAACCAAACATATCAAAGTATCCATCTATAATTTCAGCATATTCTTTCTTAATACTCATGTTATAGAAGTTAAAAGCATTTTTACCAGTACCAGTCATTACATCTCCACAGTTAGTATTTCCTCTAGCTTGATCAGGTTGTAATTTTTGAGCATATTGTTGACCAATAGTATCACCTATTGATAATGCACCACTAACAACACCACCAACACTTTTTGTTGCTACACCACCTATTAAACTAGCTAATCCACTAGTATAACTAACAGCTAAATTTACACTATTTTGTGTTACCCAGTTAGTATAAACATCATTTATCCATGCACATACAGCATATTTACCAAGATTTATTCCTTCAGAATCATTTTCAGCAATACCATTATAATTAGTAGGTATTAATCTAATTGAACATCCTGGTGATAAAGCACCATATAATTTGAATGTATTAGAAGCATTACTAAATAATTCTTGTTTATATACAGCAGTAGCACCAGCATTATTATCTACTAATAGATAACAAAATGGATAAGTTAATAATTTTTTATTTCTAGGTGTATATCCATTTAATGTACTAATCTTACTAACACTTTTATCTTTTGAAGTAGGTGTATTTCTAGGAGCAAGACATACAGCACCATCTAATTTACCAGTTACAAATTCAGGAGCCATGAATACCGAACATATAGCATCACCTTTACCAGCTTCATCATATTTTGTAATTAACTCATTTAAACTTCCAATAGCAGATTTAGGATAAGCATAATATCCCATTGGATTATAAATACCATCAAATATAATACCAACATTATCATATTGTTTTAAATGACTATCACTAAATGAGATTACAACATTAGTTTCACCTAAGCTATCATCAACAGTATGAGTATTACAAATATATTCACCTGTTTCTAGACTTTCAGGATATGTATTTACACCAATAGTATCATTATCAACATGTTCTCTTTCAACAAATGATGGTTTAACTGTATAATCAAACATCCAAGTTTGAATAACATCAGTTTCTATTTCAATATCAGTTCTACCATCACTAATGTATTTTATATCTTTAATGAACGCATAGAACCATTTATTTGAATAAGCTGTATTTTGATACATTACATAGTTACATTTTAATACATCATCAAAGTGATCAGGAATACGAATGATATTATCTTTTCTTTGATAACTAAATGTAGTGTATGATTTAACCACCTTACTTTCAAAGTAAGAGTGTTGACCACTCTCACTATTGAAGTAAAGCGTATGCTTATAATCAGATTCTAATGGAACATTTAAAAGATATACTTTTGTAATTCTTGTGTTGTCCATTTAAATCACTCCTATTTTAAACCTTTATATTCGTATGTAAATTTAGTTTTAATTGACCAAACATCACCAATTTTAACACTATCAGTAGCTTCACATACAGCTGGATAGATTTTATTATAAATATCAGCATTTGAGATATTTATTTTTAATGCAGGTGTTTTATGTTCTAATACTTCCATTTTAGCAGTAAAGTTATGTCCACTTTCATTATTAGTTAACAGTACACTTGTAGCATCTCTTAGACCATCATTAGTATGTCCAGCTAATAATTTAACACTTTCAAGTGTTGGATAGAACACACCATTACTAGAGATGTAAGTATTATTCAGCATTCTGCTAACAGGGAACATACCCAAATATGAACGATTAATGTTTTTAGCTAATTTAAACTCAATATTTTGTGAAAGAGTAAGACCAGTATTATCAAATTCATATAAACACTTATGAATTGCAAATACATTTTTAGTACCATAATCATACATTTCACTTTCACGCATAATAGTAATATTATTACTTGAATAAGTAGTAACATTTGATAAGTCTACTAATAAACCATCAATATAAATTTCTAAATTAGTAACTTCCTCATATCCATGAATAGAACCACCAACAAAATCACTAGCACCACTTATTTGGATAGCACTTTCAATTTCACCATCAGTTACAAATTGAGTTGTATCACTTGTAAAAGTAGAACCACTCTTAGTATATTTTCTGATTCCTGTTAATCTCCATACATTAGCATTTTTAGTTGTATCAGTTGTATGATTAAAGTTAATACCTAAGTATGATGTATCACTTTCACTACATTTCTTTAATAATGTAATAGAATTTGAATTATTAACTTTTAAGTAAACTTGTTTATCATCAGTAACAGTATCACCACTATTACTAAGTGCTAAAGTATTACGAGCAAATAAACCACCAACACGTCCAAAGTTATGTGAAAGTAGAATAATATAATCCTCATTAAATAATTTTTGTCTACTAAATGTAACATCTACTAATTCAGGAACAACTTCAGTACCATCAGTAGTAAGTGTATTCATTTTTAAAACTAGGAAGTTACCATCTTTTAATGTATAAGTTTTACTAGGAATAATATTATACATAGGTGATCCACTAGGATTTTGAACATAGATATAACTTCTATCAATAGTAGCAACTAATTCATTATTACTGTATTCAATATTAAGTAGTGAACCAATTAATTCAACATTATTTTTAGTGATAGTTTTTGCAAGTTCATTATCTAATTTCGCTTTAGTAACAGCACCATCAACAATATTAGTTGTATTAACACTTGCACCTCCAAGAACAGCAACACTACCACCAGTCATAGCTGTTTTTACTTCTTGACTTAACATATCCATAGTAATAGATTCATTAGCACCACGATCAAGTTTATTCTTAACTTCTGCAAGTATTTCTCTAAATAATTGTTCACGAATTATTTCTTTTAATTCACCACTATATTCAAGTATATCAAGCAAGTCTTCAACAGTATTTTTAATATTATCTTTCATGTAAAGAATACCTTTAGCTATTTTACCGTCTTGCTCTTGAATCTTTTCATAGTTAGTTTGATTTAATTTATTGTAAGCATCTACTAACTCATTAATTTTAGAAGCTACCTCTTTTGTTAAAGAGATAGAAGAGATAGCTTCATTTTTATATAATTCATTTGTATGTTCAGGTAACATAAAATGTTTAATTTCTTTCATATATAATTTCCTTTCTATCTACCATAAATAGTTAGTGTATAATTATTAGCTTTAAATTCACTATCACTTACACCTTTATATCCACAGAATAAACATTCAAATGTTGTATCAGTTTTATAACCACCATCAAATAATACATTTGTAGCTGGTGTAGTAGCCGATTCAAAGTAATGTATTTGTACAGCTTTATTATCCTCTAAATTCTTTAAAGATAAAGATGTTGTATTTCTTTGTAATCTAAATTCTAATACACTATATTTAGAGAATGCTTCTCCATCTATTAAGTTATAAGTTTGACCACCAATAACTTTTCCACTAAACAATAAAGTAGCACCAGTTTTTTCTTCTATTTCAACTGAAGTACAACTAAAATTATAAACAGTTTCACCCTCTACTTCTTCAGTACTCCATGAACCATTAAATTTAATAGTAGTTTTACTTCCTTTATTATTCCCACTAAATACAACAGTTTCAGGAGTATTAGTACCAGTTAAATCAGTTTCAAGATTTACCATTACATTATGTCCTAATGTAGTACTACTTTTTAGAAGAATACTTGTATTAGGTAAATACATTGTTTTACTCATTGTTACAATACCACTAGTTAATAATCTATTTGGATCTTCATTACCACTAAATGAAATAGTACCATTACCACTATAAGGTAATTCTAAGAAGTATAATCCATCTATTGCATGATGTTGACCATTAATAGTTTCATAAACATCTTGAATTTGTTCACTATGAGTAGTTTCTAAATTAGCTATATCTTGTGTTAAACCTTGAATTTCATCTCTAGTAGCAGATTTATCATTTAAATCATTTATATCAGCTTCAATTTCACTAATTTTTAAATCTCTATTATGGAATTCAGTCCATACACCACCTGATTGAACAGCGTTATTACTACTTTCAGTAGGAGTCGGATCAATTACAATAGTAGAACCATCACCATCACCAGTAATACCAGCTAATCCCTCAGCTATTTTATCATCAACATATTTTTTAGTAGCTGGATGATAATTACTACTAGGAGTATAACTAGCATTGTTATATGTAGTTAAAACTTTAGTAGAACCACTTTTCATAAATGCAATTCTTGTTACAGTATAATATCCATCAACATAATCACCATAAACAGTAAATTTACCATATTTAGTATTAGTTTCATCATTTGATACAATTTTATTTTCTATTTGAGTAAATGTAGGTGAACTAGTTGGATTACTAACATAACAATCATATAAACCACTACAATTATATGAAGTAGCAGGATCTTTAACATTTATTAAATATGTAGCACCTTGTTTAAATTCAACACTATTGATTATATCTTCAAATTGTTTACAAAACTCATTATATTCACTAGCTTGTAATGTTGTAGTATAAGTTAACGGATAAATTATAGTAGGTATAGAACCAGCATTAGCAACCATTGAATCAACTTCTTCTTTATTATAGAAATTAGATAAGTCTACTTCTTGATTTTCTAAAACTGTAATTCTTTCTCTAGCTTCTTTATCTTTTACTACATATTTTTCACCATTGTGTTCTATATGACAAAAACATTTTTCATTCATTATTCATTCACCTCACTAACTGTTTTCACTAAAATAATACCCTCACCATCAGTATCATATTCTAAAGTGTATTCAGTATGTTCTAACACACTAACACGATTTTCAATTTCAGCAAGTTGATCACCAACAATAACAGGTAATTCTCTACTAACATAATCTAAAGCTAGTTGTTTAACTTCTTCAAGTCCACTTTCAATACGAGCATCTTGTGATTTACATTTTAGTTCAATTACATCTATAAAATCTTGAAATTTTTGTTCCATTGAAACTTTAAATGTTTCATAGTTAGTATTTGAAGTAGTGATAAATTCTTCTATTTCTTTATTAACTTCATCAATAAATTCATTAACAGTTTCTATTATTTCATTTATCTTAGTAGTATTTTTACCGATAAGTTCAATAGCAGTAAGACTTTCACGATCATCAAATGTTGGATAAACTCTATTTAAAGCCCAATGTTCTATTCTTTTAATCATTTATATTTTCCTTTCTATTAAAATAAAGAAAGAGTAGTGGATTATTCCACCACTCTTTTAAGTTTTATTAACCACCAATAACTTCAGTAGTAAATGCTACACCGTTAACTAATACGCTGTAAGCTTGAGTTTGCCATACATTTAAGTAGTAGTTAGTGTATAATCCTTGACCATTGTAGAATGATGTAATAGTAAATAAATCATCATAAATTTGGAAGAATGCTTCATCTACTAAACAAGCTCTAACATTAGCATCAGGGAATGTATCAATAACAATTTTCTTAGTGTCATTGAATTCAGCTACTGACATATTGAATAATGATGCAAGTACATCAACATTTAATGATACATTAGTTTGAGTATCAATTATAAGAATTTGTTCAGCTTTTCTACTGAATGTTACAATAGGTTTTTCATCAGTTGATTGAACAGCTAAATAACTATTGAATTGATCTGATGGGAATGTCATTAAATCAGATGTAGTTTTAACTTCTTTAATGAATTTTTTACCTTTAGCATCAGATTGAGTTGGATCTTCAACATGAACTTTCTTTAAAGCACCTTTGTCTAAAGCTGATTTTAATAATTGTTTCATGTTAGCAAATTCATCTAACTCAGCACTGTTATATAAACTATTTATAATACCAGTAATGTATGATTCAAGTGCATTGTAAGAAGCGAATGCTTTACTTAATTGTTCTCTTGATACAGTTACAGGATATTGTAATTGATAGTTCATTCTATGATATACAGTTTTAGTATCAGGTAAATTTCTTTCTAGTAATGTTTGACCAGCAGTTTTACCTTCATATTGAACACCTTTTAAGAAGTTATTGTAGATTTCTTCAATAGTATCTCCTAATGGTTTAGTTCCTTTCTTTAATCCTTTTAATGGATTGCTAAACATTTTAGTATGAACTACTGATTTAACTAATTTGTTAAGTAAAGTAGACATAAATTCATTAGCAACCATAATATTGTTGTCATCAATCATAGCATATCTGATTGATTCTAAATTATCTCTAGTAGCTTCAGGAATACGTTCTTGATAAGTAGTACTCGCATTAGCTCTAATAGTATTTAATAATGTTTCTAAGTTCATTATTTCCTCTTTCCTTTCTTATTTAAGCATACCTTTATCATCAAAAAGGTCTTCAAATTTTAATTCTTGTTTTTGTGGTTCTTGTGGAGTAACTTGTGTACCAGGTTCTTCTTTTTCACCCACTCTTAAGAATAACTTCATATTAGCTTCTCTTAACTTTTCATTATCAGCATTTGATTTTTCATATAAATCTTTATATGAATCACTTGAATCAAATACTTCACTAACTTTTTCACTTAAGTCAGCTAGTATAGTTCTTCTTTCAACATCATCTTCACAAGTACCAAGAGTTTTAATACTCTCTAAAAATTCTTCTTTATTCATATTTGCAAATACCTCTTTCTATTGAATAATATAAACTTATATTTTCTTTTTTTCTTATTAGTTGTGGGAATATCAGGTTCATCAGGTTCATCAGGATCATCAGTATCATCAGGACCATCATAACTTTCACCAGTTATTTCTTCATATATTGCAATACCCATAGCATTTCTTTTTAATTCAACAGCTTCACTTTGATCAGCTGGATTTTCAAAGTCATGTAATACTTTATCACTAGCTTCTTTAATTGAAGTAGCATTTTTTAAAACTGTTAATACACCTGAATAAGATGTTTGAAGTTCATAATACAAATAAGTACAAGCTAGATAAATATCACCAATAGATGAATAATTACCACTTTTATACATTTCATATAATGCTTTCTTTCTTGCTGGATATGTCCATTGAGCTAATCCATAACCTTTTCCATCATTCACAAATTCATCTTTTGTTATAGTACCGTTATTAACCTTAGTAGTATATTCAGCACTTTTAGAAGAGTATGGAATATCACCTTCAAGTCTATCAGGATATAATCCTGATTCAGCTTCTAGGTTACCCATTAACCCAGCAACACCATAATCATTACCAATTTGTCCTTTAAAATATTGCCATATAATTACTTTATAATTTACATTCATTAAACCACATCTATATGTATATTGTTACCCATTCCTGAATGAGCTTTATATGATTTCTTACCTTTATTATTTTCATATCCATTACAATAACCATATCTAGCATTAGGATAGTTATTAATGTAATAATCAATAAATTCTATTCTTAAACCTAGTGTCTTCATTAATGTATTCTGCTTTAAATCTAAAGCTTTACCGACCATGTGTCTTGATGTTTTACTACTACCAGGTAATTCACTATTTCTTTTCTTACAACGTAAACCTGATTCAATATGAATAGATTTACGGTAATGTTTTCTTAAATCATCCACATAAAGTAATAAATCCCTATCAAGTACAGCAGGATATCCAGTACAATATTTACATTTGCAAGTACACTTAAATTCAGTTAGTTTAAAGTGTTTTAGATCACGACAGTTCCAAGCACTTTTAAGTAAGATATCAGTATTATTTCCATAAATACCATCTCTATCTTTTTTACGAGAAAAGTATTTATTTTGTAAATTAGTGTAAGCTTTCTTAGTAAGTTTACCCTCAATACCATCAACATTACCTTTATAGAATCCAAGTTCTTTTAAGTAAATTTGTCTTTCTTTAATACTCAATAAAGCCATATAAATCACCTATTCAGAGTCTTGATTACCATGAAAATTATTGATAGTATCTTTAACACTTGTTAATTCTAGTTGAATAGAAGTAAGTGTCTTAAGCATTTCTTTCATAGTTGTATTTTGAAAATAGATCATATATCCAACACAAGCAACACCAATACCATAATTACTAATAAGTTCAACAATTTCTTGCATAAGACATTATCCTTTCTAGAATATATTATTCACTTATATTATACTAATATAACAATATTTTGACAATAGAGATGGTAACATTTGTTACCACTTTTTGACAAAAATAAAAAGAGCTTAATAGCTCTAATCTTTTAAGTAGATAATATCTCTTGCAAGTAACTTCTTAATAGCAAGTTCTACTTCTTCATTTACGCGTGTTATATTTCTTTTCTCAAAGAAACAATAGCAACCCTCATAGATAAGTGTATCTTTATTGAATGTTAACCATACACCATTTGAAACAGGATAGTTATAAGAACCACTAAAGACTTTAAACTTATCTAAATGTACTTGATTAATTAAGATCATTAATATCTCTTCCTATAAACATATATTAAACTCACTATAAATATTACAATGTAAAATACTATAGCGATTATTTCAGGTAGTAACACTAACCACCAACTCCAACTAATTATTCCTATTAATTTTAATACGATAAATACTATTGTTAATATTTCTGCAAATCCCATTATTTCCTACTTTCTATTTCTTGCATTTTATCTATTACATAATCAAGACTGTAACTATCAAAATATCTTTCATTCTCTTTTATCCAGTCTTTTAATTCGTTCCAGTTGTTTTCTTTCTCTTCTAACATCTTTATTAATACATTTTTATTTAGATGTTGTAGTGTCCAATTTCCCATTTTCATTAACCTTTTCTAACCATTCAGATAAAGTTACATTTAACTCTCTTTTACCTAAATGGATTTTTGCTTTCTTATAATCAATACCTAAACTCTTGTAAGTAAAAGCATTGACTTCTATTTCACATGTTGTCATGTCTTTATCAATCATCATTAATTTAATTGTTTTCACTAGTATCACTCCTACATTGAATTATTTAACTGAAATATTTCGTAACAAATATTTTTAATATTAATACTTTCAAATCTTACACATCCAAGTCTAAATGCTTCAATAAATTTCTTAAATTTAATAGCTTTACTCTTACTTTTGAAAAATAATGTGTTAACTGAATGATCTTTCATTGTTAGAGAATATCTATAAGGATATGTAGGATCAATATCTTTAGAAACATACATTAAACCCTCACTCATATTCATCCATACACCATAACTTTCACCTTTATATTGAAATGTAAAGTAGTAACGTGCGTTACCATCTTTCTTTTCTACAAATTCATCACTATCAAGTAAAAATTGATTATCTATTGAGTATTCAGCATAGCTTGTACCCTCAATAAGTTGACCAAATTCAGTTTTTCTTTTTGCTTCAATAAAAGCATCATTATGAACATTTTCAACTATGATAGGTCTTGTAGGATGCTTATAAACATCCATTCCATTTCTATCTATTTTTCCACCTGCTTTTAATCCCCAATACATAAAGAATGGATTAGTAATAGTAATAGCATTAGCTAACATAAACATGATCACTCTAGGATGACCACTTCCAGGTCTTGCAACCGTTTCATAAAGGTTAAGTAATGCTTCAGGTTCATTTTGTAAATATCTTTGATTACCTTTATCTAGTAAGAACTCGTCATATATTAATGTCGTTACATTTGGATAAGGAATAGACTTTCTATTGTTAGCAGTAGATAATACAAAACCATATCCACATATATCTTTTTCAGTCCATTTCTCTTTAGGATTACCTGGATTTAATCTCATATAAAGAGTAGTACCATCAACTTTAAATTCATAATCAGGATATTCCCATGCAATATCTTTGAAAAATTCTTTCAATGGTTTATTTAGATCTTCACGATATCTTCTTATATAACCAAATTGTTCACCAGTTCTTAAGAATTTATCTAAAGCAAATTTCTTACATCCATATGACTTACCATTTCCACGAGGACCGATAATTATATTAATTAGACAATTATATGTAAGAATCCTATTAGGACTCCAAAATATAGTTTTATCTACTTCACTTTTCATATATTTTCCTTTCTAATATGACAAAAGAGCCACAACAGTTTTAACTTGTACCTTATCAAGGGCAATAAAATGTAGGTAGCTCTTCACTATGATATCCTAAACATTTTTCCAAGTTATTAAAACATGAAGTGACTCTTCTAGTACTATTTTACTATTTTATTCTTTGATTGTAAACTCGGTATCAGCAAGTACTACTCCACCACGAACATTTTTAGGAGTTAATTTACCTTTATATGAAGAACCTATTTTGAAGTTCTCAAATGTTACTAGTGGATGACATGCTTTAGGCATCCCAGCTACTGTTACTTTAAGCTTGTATTCAGGATTTTCACTTTCTTTATCCTCAGTACCTAGTTCTATATAACATTTTTGTCTTAAGAACTTAGCTTTTTTCCATTTAAGTTCATAATCCCATTTTCCCAAGACGGTTGAGTCAATATCAATACATTCAGGAAGTTTAAAACCTTTACTCTTTAAGTGTAGTGAATCAGTATCAGCATACACAAATTCTATATCACTTTCACCACGATTATAAGCATCAGTTATCTTTTGAGCAGAACTAATAGTCTTTAAACGAGCGTAACTTGTAATAAATGATGCAAGTGCAACATATATTGGATCACGCTCTTCTTCTTCACTATCATGATATTTAACAACACCATCACTCATATATGGTATTTTACTTCTGACTTTATCATCAGTACCAAATTTACCATATAAAGAATTGAGGAAGAGCTTGCTGATAAGATATAGACCATGATTTCCATTCTTTTTAGCTTCTATTTTAGCGTTAGACCATTTCTCTATATACTCTTTAAATAAACCCTTAGTAGCTTTAAATTTCCATCCTGATACATATTCAATGTTATATACATTGTAGTGTTCAAAGAATAGCTTTAAATCTACACTATTAAGTGTTAGAACCACTTCTTTATTATCACTACTAGTAAGCCATTCATTTGATTTAAAACCACTATTCTTTTGTTTTATTTGAACACATGGTATTTTACCTGGTTTCAATTCAAATTGACACTTAAATCTTTGAGTATAGAGTGGGTATAGGTTATCAGGTATATATTCTCCCTCAAAGAATTGTGGTGTCCCAAATGGCATATACTCATTATCACAACCATACATAACTGATGGATACAAGCTGTTAACATCTAGTGTTATTCCCTCATTAATCACTTTACCAGCGAATTTTGGATTAAGATAAGTAAAACCACCTCTATAAGATTGTTTTACATCCTCATGATATCTAGGTAGAGGGTAGTAGCGTTCAAAGTTTCGTTTACCTACTAGCTTTTTGTATTCTTCTAAAGCACATGATCCAATTGTCATTCTATCTAAACCTTGACTATGAAAGTATTCAATAGCATACGCTACTATTCGTACGTCATTGATGATATAGTCTTTTTCCTCTTCAGATAGTGGAGAATCCACCGGTAGTTCATTATGTGCCTTATAATCAATTTCTAGCTTTTGTATTGGTAGATGAAAGCTCTTAGCTATCTTATCAACTGATAAAGGTATTAATTTTAAGCTATCTTGAAATGTAACCCTATTAATCTTTTTACCTTTAGCTGAAAATATAACGTCAATTTGATAATATAGGCCTTTATCACTAATTAGAGTAGTGAAAGTGTTATTAGCTCTTTCATTTAAGTTGGTGATATGTGTATAGCCATTGTTAAATAGCCATGAAAGAATAAATTGACCGTCAAATTTCAGGTTATGGAAAAATACTCTAGCATTCTCATTATCACGACACCAGGACATAAAATCATCAATGTTAGTACCTACTATTACATTATCTTTATTACCTACTTCACATATAGCATAAGCCCATACTCTACAATCATCAGGATTAGTAGTTGTTTCAAAGTCAGCTACATAGGTTTTCATAAGTTAATCTCCTATTTACTTTTATTTGATTTGCTTGGAGTCCAAGTCGCTTTTAATGAACTTAAGAAAGCATCATATAACTCTTCATCAGGTGAATAAATTGGCTCAAATTCATCATTTTGATAAAACTTATTCATGAATGTATCAATATCCATATTTTTTATTTCATCAACAACATCTTTAATATCTTTCTCTTGAAAGTTTTCAGTTAACCCTTTTATAAAATTATCTCTTGTACGATAATCAGTTTTAGTAAAGTAATCTAGCTGAGATTCACTCATGATCACTTTCCACTTCCATTTAAGAGCTGTTTGAGTCATAGACTTAGTAAATGCTCTTAAAGGTGTTAAAGCTGTTAATTCTTCTTTACCCATACCTATTTGAGCTTTAGTATATCCTAGCTTTTCACCTCTTGATTCAAGTTCTATATTCGCTAGTTTTTCTAGTCTATCTTGTCTTCTTTTGTTAATACCACCTATACGACGACCAATTTCGGCTTTTTGCCATTTGGTGATTTTTAGGTTATAATCGTTATTATCAATTGAAACTATTTCTTCAGAACCACGTTTACTAAATCTTTTTAAACTGTTAATTTCCCTTTTTAAATCTTGTCTAGTGTTTATTAATTGTTTAAGCTCTTTAACCGAAACTTTTTCAGGTAGGATGTTTATTAGATAATCATCCCTCATACCCTCGGTTAAGGAGTTTGTTTTTAGTTTTTGTGGATTTTTCTTTAGTCTATCAATCTTAGCATTGAAATTTCTAACAGCTTTCGCTAAATCTCTATCGTCAGATTCACGCCATCTAATTTTATGGTATTTAGACATAAAGTTTCACTTTCATTAATCTTAATTAAAAACCCACGTTTTTCAACTTTAGTGTATAAATTAATGTCAGTAATTTGATCCAATACGTTAATTGTAAAGTTAAATCTATTACTTAATGAATCACTAATTAATTCTTTATTCTTTTGTCTTTTTTCTAAGAATTTTCTTCTATATAAGTCAGAAGAAAATGTAAATTCAACTACATCACCACTTTCATAAGTTATTACCTCTTTATGAGGTGATACAGTTATGTCATACGCTACTCCACTTCTTGTAAGTTTTTTCGCCATTTTAACTACTCCTATTCATTGTCTTGGAAGTATGCTCTTACGAATGGTCTTTTTTCTTCATTTTCTTTACCATACCAAGCTACTAATTTTTCTTTTTCAGTTGTTGAACCAGTTAGGTATTTTTCGTCTTTTTTGTCAATGTTTTCCCATAAAACAGCAACTTCATCTTTTCTTGAACCTTTTTCATCAGTATCATAAATTCTGATATCAGGTTCTTTTGGATTTTCCTTTTTAGTGTTAAAGAATGCTACTAACTTTTTGTCGTTTAAGTCTTTACCAGTTAGATATTCTAATCCACTTTTAGCAGTGTTTTTCCATAAAACAAATGCTTCTTCTAGTTGTTTCTTTTCAGTTTTTTCAACTTCTTGTACTTTTCTCATTTTTACACCTATCCTCTCTTTTCTTTAAGAAAAATACTATCTCAAAAATGTGAAATTTAATTGAGATATATTTGTGCTATAAAGCACTATGTAACACTTATCGGGAATATTCTTTTTGATTGGAAGTATAAGTATATTAATATTTGTTATATTAGGTTGATAAGTGCTACATACTACCTTATAAGCAGTATGAAATGGATGAAAAAGAAAATAATAACACAAATTTTTAAAGAATAAATATAGAAGATAAAAATATTCTCATCCACTTCACACCACCTATAAAGTTAAAATAGGTGATTATATCTTATTAAAGTACCAGCTATAAACATTAAAGTAGCGTATATGTCAGATTCATCTTTACAATTTTTAAGGATTTTAACACAATATTCAAAATTATCTTCATACTCTTTGATAATGTTAACTACATCTTGCCATGTAATTTTCTTTTCAATATAAAGTCCTTTATGTAAAAACTCTCTTTCTAACTTAATATTGTTGTTTTTAACAATATCATCAATAAATTCACAAAAATTTTCAGGTGTCATTTTACTCTCTCCTATCTCTTAAGTTAATTTAATTATAAACCTATTTTGTTAAAAGTGCAACAATAAATCGTTACTTTTTGACATATTGTTTACTTTACATTTTGTTGACAGACATTTGTTTGGTTAGTGTTTCAAGCTCTAATGTTTGGATTGCTAGTAAGTTTAAATCTCGATCTGATGATAGTAAATGGTTATTTAAAAGTCTATTCATTACTGATACACTCACTTTAACTAAGTTATCTTCATTAAAGTTAAAGGGATTCATATCTAGTTGTAAGATACGATATCCCTTATATCTTCATTTGGATGGTATAGCGTATAATAGTAGCGTCTTGCGTCCATGTGTTCACCATTACCTAAAAGAGCTATTACACGAGTTCTACCAGGTCTATCCTTCCATATACTAATCTTCATTTAATATTGTTCCAATCATTTGTTGGTTATTTGCTTTTACATTATTTAACTTTGATTCAATTACTTTTGCTTGAATATAAGTTTTTGCAGTTTGTTGTAATGTATTAGCACTAGCAATTAATATTTTTGTTTCTTCAACATCATATTTCTTTCTATTTTTAATTACTTTAAATATTTCTTCTGCACTTTCTAATAACATATCAGTATAATTCATTTTGTCTTTACTCCTTTCTAATCTATAAATGTAGTATTTATACTACAATTTTTAGCTCTTCTAAATGTGTTCTCTATACATCCCCAAGCATATATTGGATAGTGAGTTATAAAAGAGTAGTAAGCTTTTTTACTTAACTCTTTTATAATTAGATCACGTTCGCGTTCATTCTTGCATGGTATAAATTCATTGTGAAATATCTGAACAACTTTATCATCTTTATTAATATAAGTTGTTAGCTTGTTATTTCTAGCTTTTACAACATACTTAAAACCTTGTTTTTGATATTCTTGTAGTTCCAGCATTAATTGCTTCTTTTGTTGGTTCATTGTTCCATACCTTTCTTAATTTATATTTAAATCTATAACCTCTTGACATTAATTTATATTTTAATGTTCTTATATTTTTAAATGCAATGTTTAAATAATCTCTATAAGTTTCTAAATCTTCATCACAAAAAGTTTGTTCAGCATTAACATAATCTTCTTGTAATCTCTCTAAATAATCATCTAATACCTCATTTAATATTGCCTTTTGTAATTTACTTAAAATTAATAT